GCAGTTATTGGTGTTGTTCCGGCAGCAACGTGTGAATATACGCCCGCTGTGGTATTACTGGGGGTAGGACCCCAGACGAAGGCACCACGATTCCCTGAAGGGACGGAGAATGTACCTCTGTAATAAACAGAAAATTTCACCGTCTGCACAGCGGAATTGTCGGGCAAACACGCTCCCGTAGCCGCTGGATTAAACGGATCCACCATGGCGACGAGGTACCGGGCGACGCATTTGTCTTGAAGAGTAAGAACACTCTTAAATTTTGTACGCACATTTCTAGGAATGAGTTGACGGCCTTGTGCAGCAAATTGCTTACCTTGCGCCAGGCCGGCGTCCTTCTGTGAAAGCTTGTTCTTCTTTTTCTTGTTAGACTTTGGAGCCATACTCCTGTTACTATTGTTACAATGGATGGTGATAAAGGTGGGCTGGACGAGCAATTAACTAAATGGCGGTGCTAATTGTTCGTTCCCTCGATAACAAATGATGGTTGTCTCGACTCAACCACCGCCTCAGCAAAAACCTGCTCGAGAGGACTAATGTTAAACGCTTTTGCAAATGACTCGCGAACGCTGTGTGGAATTTCTATCGGGTCGTAGCGCTCATCGGAATCGATGTTGTTAAATCTCCAGGTTTTATCCCAAAGATGCGCCGAAAACCCGTCTCCGAACTTCCGTTGGAATTGAGCTAATGATTGGAGCAAGGGCACGCCCCTGTGAAGGATGCCGTCCCCTACTCCTATCGTCGCGTAGTACTCTTTAACCAGTGCCGACGTTCGGAACCACGTCGGTGAGGTGCTGGTCGTTGCAAAAACTTTCCCTGGGTCTCTAACCATAGTCCACCCGTCTACAAGTTCGACAGGCCGACTTTGGCAGAACACGATGTTTTCAGGGATCGAGGCATCAACGTTTCCGTCAACGGTTATTTCCATACCTAGCCGGAGAAACATGTTGGTAATGGTCGTCATCATGCCCGGATTAAACCGAGCTCCGTCCACAATAACAACAATGTCGTCTCCGTCATCCAAGAATGTGTAATGATTTTCCCCCAGTGTAGTGTCTAAAATGTATTTGGCCAAACTAGTCATGATCGTGATGTTCCCTCCAGATGTGTTAAGATCACCAGACATTCTTCGACCGGGAACCACATAGGAGATGTGGCCGTCGTCAAAACGTCCGGATACAACGTTCCGCTCCTGACACTTTAGGATCTTCCGAACTTCAGCGAGTTCCCCCGAGGTCCAGCCTGCGGCTTTGAATGCTGCCATATACAGACGATGTTCCATCTTTAGCAGCAACAAGTGCACATGTGCGTCAAAAGCTTTACCGTCCAGGCTAAGAGCAATGGGTCTGAGAAACTTTCGTGTTTTCTCGACAAGCACTGTTGCTCTAGTCCGTCCGTTTAGGGCTTTCGCCACATCGGGCTCACTGCCCGAGGTCATGTAATTGCACTTGTACAAAGCATGTTCAAGTGGCCGGTAATACCTCATAAAGTGTACTAGGAATCTATCAGTGCGGTACTGTATCATCCGAGGTTTGATCATTTTCCCTGAAATGCATTGCACTACTTCCAATTTTACAAAGCATTTCACTCTACTATCTTTTTCAGGATCGAAGGGTGTTCTCTTCAGATCCTCGAACGCAGCCATGTACCTGCGCCTCTTTGTTGCCACCTTGATCTTTTCGATCTCTACCACTAA